AGTTAGCGACTTTATGAAAGACTATAAAGCAGAATATGCAGATAAAGAAAAGGACGACCGTCCTAAAGTATTGTTTGTAATTGACTCGTTAGGCATGATGCTAACACCTACTGATGTTGATCAGTTCCAAAAGGGTGATATGAAAGGTGACTTAGGACGTAAGCCCAAAGCACTAACTGCACTTGTTCGTAATACTGTTAATATGTTTGGTGAATTTAATGTTGGTATGTTGTGTACAAACCACACATACGCATCACAGGACATGTTTGATCCAGATGATAAAATCAGTGGCGGTCAAGGCTTTATCTATGCATCAAGTATTGTTATTGCTATGCGTAAACTTAAACTAAAAGTAGACGCAGATGGTAATAAAACATCACAAGTACATGGTATTAGAGCGGCGTGTAAGGTAATGAAAACACGTTATGCTAAACCTTTTGAAAGTGTACAAGTGGAGATCCCGTACGAAACAGGTATGAGTCCTTATAGCGGTTTGGTAGATTTCTTTGAAGCAAAAGCAGTACTTAAAAAAGTAGGAAACCGTCTAGAATATACTAGTACAACTACTGGAGAAGTTATTTTACAATTCCGTAAAGCATGGGAACGTAATGATAGTAACTACTTAGATTTAGTTATGCAAGAGTGGGATAACGAAGTAGTAGATGCAATTGAAGAAGATATCATTGATGAAGAGGCAGAAGTAAATGTTGAATGATGGTGATTTAGAATTTGTATTTGCATTATACGATAGTGCAAAGGTTATTATGGCTGAAAAAGATCGTCCTACTTGGGCTGAGGAAGTTGTTCGTCACTTAGTTGACTTTGGTATTGATGTAAAACAAAGTGCCCCTGATCTTAGTGATCATTGTGAATTGATTGAAGCGGCAATTGCTGAGTACTTGGAAGTAGAAAACGAAGATATTGACCTGTATGGTGAATATAATGAAGATGACGAAGAATATGAATACTAATGAGTATATGGTATAACAAAGTAGCACATAATTTGGGAGAGATAGTTTCGGCTGTCTCTCACTTTGAACGTGAGCTCGACCAAGCAAGATTAGAAACTTCTATGAAAGGTGTTGTTGAAAAACATAGTCGAGATATGCCAGGTATTGTTGAACATCGTTTTAACCAATTACAAGAAGTAGAAGCAATATTAGAACATCTTAATACTGAAATGAGAAAGTTACGTAGTAAAACTTTTCGTAAGTATTTAGAAAATTATAATAGAGCGTTAAGTAGCAGAGATGCAGAAAAGTTCGTTGATGGAGAAGATGAAGTTGTTGATATGCAGTATCTCATTAACGAATTCAGTCTAGTGCGTAATAGATACATTGGTATAATTAAAGCATTAGAAGCAAAACAATTTCAAATAAACAATATTGTGAAATTAAGAGCCGCAGGATTAGAAGATATATCACTATAAAAATTAAATTATTTTACAAGTTATTGAAAACGCAGGAAACTTTTCTTGCGTTTTTTCTTGACACCAAGACGTTTTGGTGCTATATTAAGTGTATAAGTTAAACAAAACAAGGTAATAATATGTCAACAGATTTACGCAACGTACCAAACTTAGATACAAAAACTGAATTAACGCAAACACGTTTTTGGGGTGGACAAGATCGCAAGCAATGTTTGCAGGTAACACAGCGTAAAGCACGTGGTTGGGAAGAGCCTACTACATCAAGTGGCTTTTTTAATCACATAGACTTAACTCGTGAACAAGCTCGTGAATTAGCAGTTGAATTGATGTTGTTTGCTGAAGGTCGTGAAGTTGAAGAATTTGAAGGAGATGTATAATGCAGATTAAAGGTGCAATGACTGTTTTAAATCGTAGAGCTCAGTTTTATGGTAAAACACTTGACTGGCTAATTGATGCAATGGACCAGGGCATGGATGAAAACATGACTGTTACACAAGCATATGAAGTTTATAAAATGGATCAAGGATATGTTTGGTGTGGCATTAATGGTCACGGATTTACTACTCCTGAAAAGAACCGTGAAGAAACCAATGTTTATTTTGGTTATGGACATCAGCTAGAGTTGGACCTGTAATGTTTGATAATTATACAGTTTTAGATGCCCTTGCATTTGCTATAGAAATACACGAACAGCAAGGCTTTGTAAAAAGTGGCCACGGTACTGTACGTATAGCTGATGATGGTGAAACTGAAATACGCATCTTTGATAATAAGACATGTATTTTAGAAAAAATTAAATCAGAAAAAATCCCTGAATCAAAATATATGGACCAGGCAAAGGAAATGCTTGACCGTATCAATGGCAAACTCATGCTCAAAAAACTTACTAGTAGTTCAAATAGTTTTGAGAATTCTCTTATTAAGGCATTAAATGAAGATTTAAACAAATTTGCTGTTAGTTTAATTGCAAGTATGCCTAATAGCATTGTGATTGATCAAAAACGTGAAATGTTAAATGACAAAATGTCTAAAATTAAACACACAAGTCAGTATTTTGGTAAAAAAGGTACTCGTTATGATATTGATGTAGATGTTTTAGATGTAAAATATATACAGTCAAGTGATGTTTTTATGATTACTACTGTTTATAATAAGGAAAACATTATCAAGTTTTGGTGGAGAGAACAGCCAGATATTAGTGACATAATAAATGAAAAAACAATTTCTATTCGTGGAACAGTTAAAGCTCATGAGCTAAGTAAATTTTCTGGTGCTAAAGAAACTTTGATTAATAGGGTTAAAATTACCAACACTAAATAGTTTTATGAATGTATGGAATAAACTCGATAAGATAGAAATAGAACTAAGCGGCGATTGTAATGCTGCTTGTCCTTTATGTCCTAGGACAGAGGCAAACTCTCCTTTGAGAGGTAACGGGAACCATACACTAGAAGATGTTAAAAGATCTTTTGGACATCTTGTGCCAAAATTTCAAGAAGTAGAATTTGAGATAGCATTATATGGATTGGGTGGAGATCCTATACTTAATCCAGAATGCTATGAAATTACAAAATGGTTTACTGAAAATGGCGCATATGTAGTTATTAGTACTAACGGTGGATATAACAATGCAGAGTGGTGGACAAAACTTGGACAACTTGATAACCTTACTGTAAAGTGGGCTATTGATGGTGCAGAAAAAACAAATCATCTATATAGAATTAATGTAGTGTGGGATATTGTAATTCGAAATTTGACAGCATTTACACAGGCAGGAGGAAAAGCATCTTGGGTGTTTATTCCTTTTGACCATAATATGGATGAGTTTGAAACTGCAAAAAATATTGCAATTAGTTTGGGTGTAGATTTTGAATCTAAAACAAGTGGGCGCAATGCAGATCACGAGAGTAAAAATGAATCTGTACAGGTAAACAAATTAAAGAAAAAAGAAAAACCACAAACTAGAAAATATAAGCAAAGTAAAACTATACCACATAGGGATATTAGCAAACTTCAAGAAATAAGAAAAAATTTAGAAAATTTAGAAGATAATTTAGATTATGATGAAAAACTAATAAAAGATGCAGTAGATTCTATAGAATGTAAAGCACTTAATGTTCCTGAGTTATATGTAAGTGCAGATCAAAAATTATATCCTTGCTGTTTTCTTCATGACACTGAATCGTTTAAAAAGAAAAAATGGGATCCTAGTATGGAAGATGATTGGAACGATCTAAAATTGCATAGTATGGATACTATATTACAAAAATCTCCCTTCACAGAATTAAAAGCAAGGATGCATCCAGATCATCCTAATTTTGTAAGAAGATGTTTGCATCAGTGCTCAGATAAAAATAGCCATCGTACAATAATTAAAAAAATATTTGAAAAATAATTATAACCTATTGTTTTCTTTAGGTAAAGGTGTTCGCTTTTCTGTTGACAACCAATACGTCTTACTGTAATGTATAAGAGTAAGTTAAAACAAAAGGATAGATATATGCCGACAGCAATGCAATTGAAGAAAACTCGTGTAAAAAAAGCTACTAAAATTTTAGAAGTAGTAAATGATGCAGTTGATAATCCAAATGAAACAGATGAGCAAATTATCGAACGTATGCGTGAACGTTTTAGTATCCTAGATGATATGACACAAGCATCAATTGACGGTGTTGTACGTGGTATGGTTGTTACTGGCCCTCCAGGTGTAGGTAAATCGTTTGGTGTAGAACAAGTACTAGAAAAGAATAGTTTGTTTGACAAACTAGCAGGTAACAAATTAAAGTTTGAGGTTATCAAAGGTGCCAGTTCTGCTATTGGTCTATACAAAGTACTATATCAGAATGCAGATAAAAATAATGTGCTTGTACTAGACGATTGTGATACTGTACTATATGACGAAACATCACTTAACCTACTTAAAGCAGCACTTGACTCTAGCAAGAAGCGTAAATTGAGTTGGAATACAGATAGTGCATTGCTACGTCGAGAAGGTATCCCTGATACATTTGAATTTAAAGGTAGTGTTATTTTTATTACTAACCTTAAGTTTGACAAGGTGCGTGGTAAGATTAAAGATCACTTAGATGCTATCATGTCACGTTGTCACTATTTAGATCTTACAATGGATACTACACGTGAGAAAGTATTACGTTGTAAGCAGATTGTTAAAGATGGTATGCTCAATGAGTATCAATTTACTAAAGATGAAGAAGCAGAGCTAATGAGCTTTATGATTGATAATAAAGACAAGATGCGTGAGATTAGTTTACGTATGGTTACTAAACTTGCTGATCTTAAAAAGTCAATGGCAAGTAAGTGGAAACGAACTGCTGAAGTTACATGTATGCGGCGAGTGTAGTACGCACCACGTATACATCTTAGGCCCGCCTTAAAGGCGGGTCTTCCTTTACTAAATAATATTATGAAAAACGGATTATTTACTTATGGCTGTAGTCATACTTATGGGTATGGGCTACCAGATACAAAACAAGAGGTAAGAGTACCCTTAGAAACTAATTTTAACAAAGAAACTTTCCAAAATTTTGGCAGTACCTACAATTGGGGACAACATATAGCAAACAAAT